TGATGTACTTGTTTACATGCCACAAGTGAGGGTGCAGTAATGCCGTTGATTGGTCGTGTAGAATTAGATTTAGCGATTGATGAGTTAGTCAATGTAACTAATGACAATCTGCGCGGCGTTTACCTTGCTGGACTTGCTAATATAGTGCAAGGCACTCCTGCTGATTCAGGTAGAGCTAGAAACAACTGGTTCTTATCAGTGGGCGCACCATCAAATAAAACAACCACTAGTGCCAGTGTTGGCGGTGGTGGGTCATTAAGTCAAGCGGGCAAGATGCCTAAAGATGTATTGAGCAATAAGATATTCTTTACTAATAACCTGCCTTACATAGGTGTGCTTGAATACGGTGGTTTTCCTTCACCAGTTGAAAAGGGATCGTATATAAAAGGCAAGTATCAAAAACTATCTGCTAACGGCTTCAGTAAGCAAGCACCTAACGGGTGGGTGAGAGCCACAGTAATCCAAATGCAAAATAAAATAAGGTCACTATGAGCTACTTAAATAGTAAGCAAGCATGTATTACGCACTTAATCAATAACCTACCGAGCGGGCTAACTACTGCCGATATCGCATTCGAGAATAGAAAGTTCGATCCATCGGGCAAAGATTTATGGCTGGCCGCCTACTTCATACCAGTATCAACCGAGATGATGGGAAAGAGCGCCACTGATAAAGATGAGCAGCGAGGGATATTTCAAATTAGCGTATTCGTATCATTGAATAGTGAGGAGTTTGACAATGCACAATTGACCGCCATAGACGAATTAATAAGCGCATTTAAATATAACACCCAAATGGTGTATAATACCCAAACGGTTCAAACATTAGAAAGCACTGTTAATACTGGCTCAGAAAGCGAGGCATGGTATCAGCGTGACATAAGTGTGAGTTACCTAACGTTCTCATCACGCTAAACTCCACCCTCTGTGCATGACTTGATTGCCATGTGCAACTCCACTCATACAAGGTTGCGAGAGTTTATTTTTCCTACAGAATTCTGTTAGATTATAGACCTCTGCAACATATCCATTAACCCATTTAAACCTAAAGTATTTTGCCTGTGCTTTAATATTGTTGTCGGCATAAGTAACAAATGAGCAGTTATCTTTATTGTACTGCCTAGATCCAGTTGATAATATATCCTTATCAAGACAGTGACCATCTATATAGTTATCGTTGAACCATGCGCAGAATACTTGGAAGTTGTGCCATTCATCGCAAACGGTAACATTTGAATATGAAGGGTTGTATTTTTTAGACACTTCTGAGTAACAACGCTTTAGCATGGCTGACCACACTTCGTATTCCTTTGTTTTTATTTTGTTGATTTGTGCCTTATAATCACCAACCCCGAAGTATCCTATATTACAAACTGACGGTTTCATGAGATCCTTCACGCTTCCGTTTCTTATTGCGCTAGAGTCGGCATTTCTAGTGAATCCTGTATCTATAAAAACAATATCTACATCATACTTGCCTCTGTAGTGTTTTATTTTTAACGATCCATTGTTTTTTGTTTTATGTATGGTGTTTTCAACCATATCTAGAGGTATATTCATATTAGCCTCACTTTGACTATCACTATAATGAGTCGCGCCATTGTGTAGTGTGTCACAACGTTCAGCCGCTAAACCTAGGCGCAATGTCAATATAGCATATTTATGTTAGAATGATATAATCACAAAGAATAAATTAATTATTTAACATTCACATCTAGGAGCTAACATGGCTGGTGAAATTAACGGTACAGATATAATGATTCAAAAGGGCGCTGTCCCTGCTGATATTTTCGGGCAAATGGAAGCGACCCTAACAATGAACGGTACACCTATAGATATTAGTAATAAGTCTGCTGGCGACTTTGTATTACTTTTGGATGGCGAAGTCACAAGTCAGCAAGTGGTGCTATCAGGCACGCTTGTATATAACGTTTCTGCTGATTACGAGGCTGTAATGGCTGAAGCATTCACAGGCACACAAGATGACTACTTAATCACTCTTGGTGCTGGTGAGTCTTACTCTGGTAAGTTTGTACCTAGTGGTATCAGTGTGTCTATCCCGCACGGCGACAAAGTGTCATCTAGCTTTACGCTATCAAGTTCTGGCCCGGTAACAAGAACTCCGCAAGTATAATGGAATTCAAGCTGGGATATAAAACATACCCTTTCAGTATTTCGCTTGCTACATGCAAGCGCTTTACTGACGCTACAGGGTTAGACCTCCATGATGTATTGATGGATTACATATACGAATACAGCGAAGTTAGCGCAGAAAAAGACCTTAAAAAGGTTAGCGTGATGAGTAAGGTTCATTCTAGGGCGATTGCTTGTGAAGTGTTTCGCGCAATAACTGACAAAGATAAAGAAATACCTTTAGCTGAGTTTCAAGATGCAACCTATCTTACATCATGGTTTAGATCCAAAGACATTGACGAGATGAGCGAGCCGTGGCCGCTAGTCTTGGTTAATGTTGCTATGGATGTAAATAAATACATTAACGATAACTTACACGTAAAAAAAAAGGATACTTAGGGCAGATACAAGTTAGGGGTGACAGGTTTACCTTTGACTACTGGCACTGGTTCGAGTATGCGGTTAATGAATTAAAAATACAACCGTCTGAAGCATGGAAGCTAGACTTTGTTGAGTTGATGTACTTAACAAAGCAGGCAAATAAAGAGCAGATAGATATTTCTAATATGCTCAATTTTCAACGTAAAATAAACGGGGCTAGCGAAGAATGGCTGAAGAATCACTGATAGTAAGGCTAGACGCCAAAACGCAAGCTCTTGACGCAAAGCTTCAATCAACCAATGAAAAGCTTGATAAATTATCGGGCACGACAGAAAACACCGACAGTAAGTTTAAGGATTTCACAGATACCGCTAAGAAGGCCGCTATCGCTGTTACCGCTGTCACCGTAGCTACTGCCGCACTGGTAACCGAAACAGTTCAATATGCTAAAGAATTACAAATCGCATCAAAACGAAACGGCGAGAACATCGAGAAGATGCAAGCATGGGCCTTTGCTGTTAACACTGTCGGCGTGTCGCTTGAAAAGCTCGGTGATATTGGTAAGGATACTAACGAGAAGATTTCTGAATTTATTGCTACGGGCGGAGGTGGTTTTCAAGACTTCGCTGACGTTATGGGTTTGACTGCCACTGAGGCAAAAGCGCTGGCAAATGAATTTGAGGATATGAGCGGAACAGACGTTCTTCAGGAGATGGTTAAGCGAATGGATGAGGGCGGGATATCCGCTGGTCAAATGTCGTTTGCCCTTGAAGGTATGGCATCAGATGCAACCGACTTAATACCGTTATTAAAGGATGGCTCTAGAGCGCTCAAAGATCTGAACGATGACTTTGACGCTATGGGTGTAGCACTTAGTCAAGATGATATAAATAAGATAACCGCTGTAGGTGTTGAATTCGACAAGATGACGACTAAGCTTGGCGGCGAATCAAGGCAAGCTGTCGCTGACTACGCGGAAGAGATAACTAAGGCGATACGCGTAACCACGGAGCTATTAACCACTACGGCAAACGTGTTTAATGTAATAGGAACTGGGTGGAGTAGTCTTTTAAAAGTGTCGCAAGCAGCCGTAACCGATATGGTTAACGGCACAGATACATTATCTAGCGTACTAAATGAAAGAGCCATAATCAGTAAGGCCGCTATAGATAAGTTGGGTGAAGATGTTGCCGCAGGTGTTGCGCACATAAATGAAAATATGGTTGTTATCGGTGTTGACGCTGAAGAAAGCGGAGGAAGCCTACCCTCCTCTAACGATACTGACGATGAAAGCCCTACTATCAAGAAAATCAATAGAGATGTTGAGGCGATTAAGGATCGATTTAAAACAGAGCAAGAGTTGCTAGAGCAAAAATTTGAACGTGAGCAGGCACTTCTTGATGTTGAAATCGAGAATATCATTGAACGCAACGAGCTTAAGTTGCAATTATTCCAAGAGTTCGAAGAGAACTCAGCGGCAATAAAGCTTGAGGCTAGAGAAAAGGAACGCGCAGCAATAGAGAAGGAAGAGGCGAGAGAAAAAAAGGCTAGAGATAAGCTAGAGAAAGACAAAAAGAAACTAGCAAAGGCAGAAGAAAGGAACGCCAAGCAAAACGCTAACATGGAGGCTCAATTCGCCAGCGATTCAATGGCGCTTGCTGGTATGCTGTTTGAAGACAAGAAAGCTATCGGAGCAGGAATTATTGTTGCTGAAACTGCACAGAACGTTGTTACATCAGTTAAGAATAGTGGTGGTGTTCCGTGGGGTTTGCCTGCTGGTGCGGCTGCTGCTGCAATGGGTATAGCTCAGTTATCGTCATTAAAGTCAGCAAGCAAAGGGGGTGGTTCTATATCGTCCGGCAGCGCTTCTGCTCCATCAATGCAGCAACCAGACTTCCAGCCAGAAACTACAGGGCTAGATTTAACTGTTGCAGATACTTCTGGCGGTTCATCAGTACAACAAATTAGATTCGCAACTGATAGCGGCGATGAGTTGATTGATACAATAGCGAACATGATAAACAAAGGACAAGAAGAGGGGCGCTTTTAATGCCAATAATTAGCAATACAGCGAGCCAAGTCCTTGCTGATGGTTTGTCGATATCAACCAGTAACGTACTAATAGACCAAGTGCCAACAATAACCGACGCGGGAGTTGGTGAGGTTGCGAGTAATATCTCAGACCCCGACCACTCATTAAATTATACTTGTGGAACCAATGTGGCTAACTTTGCTGTTAGCTACGGCGCACAAACAAACATTAGTTATGTGGCTATATCTGGTCACACTGCCGCGACATTAACACAGGCAACTATCGAGCTATACAACGATACCACCCTGATAGGTACGGCTGTGATAAAGCGCAATCATAACATTATGTTTACGTTTCCTGCGCAAGCGTTTCAAGACTTGATTGTTAAATTTGTCACTGTGCCCAATACACACCAAACCACAG